CTAGCATTATCTTTCCATGCCCTATAACAATCATCTACTTTCTCTTTTGTCATTTCTCCTGCTAGCACTTTCTTTGCCATTTTCTTCAGCTTTCTCTTTTCATGTTTGACATTATCACCATTCAAACTTTTAATTATTTTACCAGTGCGCGTAATCCTATAGACAAATCCCAAGAATAGAAATCCTTCTTTTAACGGTTTTATATGCGTTTTCTTTTTATTGATATTTAGTTTTATCTTATTTAGTTCTTTTTCTATGGATGAAAGAATATCACATAATTCATCATAATCATTATGTATAATCAATATATCATCCATATAGCGAATATAATATTTTACATGGAGTTGTTCTTTGATATAATGGTCTATTTTATCGAGAAATGAGATACCTGCAATTTGAACCATCTGACTGCCCGGATTATAACCTGTATCGCCAGTATATTGAGTATCAAGCACATCAACTGTCATTTTATATACATCACTGTCTAGTTTGCATTTAAAGCAATTCTTCACTTCTGTATGATCCATACTTTGATAATATTTCTCAATATCAATTTGCAAGACATAACCTTCTATACCGTATTTACTATAATAGCGTTGTATAAAAGTTGTTAAACGCTGTCTTGTGAAACTTGTGCCTTTTCCTTTTTGACAAGCACAATTATCATAAATAAATGAATTCGTCATTTTAGGGTATAACTCATTGTCATTTAAACTTCTTTGATACACCCTATCTTTAAATGATATAGCAAGACCTTGACGCTTCTTAGGATATGTAATTAGAATTTCGTGCGGTTTGCCATTTGTCCATGTTCCACTTTTAAGACTTTCTTCCATTTTTAAACATTCTTCGATTCCATTTAACGTAAAGTGCTTAGTCGAAGTTTTCCACGATACATTCTTTTTACATTTATTCATTGAATCGTATAAGTTTTCAAAATCTACTATTTCTTCTCTTTTCATTTTATAAAAATCCCTTGTAACTTATCGAATCAGGCTTAATATAAGTCCACCGCGAAACAAGAGTATTGTTTAGCTTTTCAGCAGGGAGTATAGGCTCCTTGTGTTCTAATTTTAACAATATAAATACAATTCTTGTATTCTAATATATTGCTGTATGACACAATCGGCTCGACCCTATTCGCGTTCGAAGCGTTGTTGTTGTTGACGTTGCCACTGGAATTGACATTCCAAGTGTTATTCGCGTTGCCGCGATTAGCCGACCGCAAACGGACGTTCTGAGCAGTTAGCCTATATCCCATAGTAGTATTATCCTACTAATTTTCTATATCTTTCACGATCTGATACGTGCCACTTCTGAATCAAGTTTCTGGTTTTAATTGTTAACTCAGCCCAATATTTCGACTTCTTACATCTTAAATGATAAAGTCTTTTGGCTAAATCAATATAACACAATAATGTGTTGCAATTTACTATAGCCATTTTCTCATATTTTTCTCTAATAATCCAGTTATTTTCACTATCTGCTCTTATATGATTTGCAGTCCATGTATATCTATATACTGTCATAGCATTATTAATAATCTCTTGCGTAATCATAGAATAGTCTTGTTTAAAAATATTTGTATTAGAGCATATTTTTATTGTATGTATTGCTAGTTCTTTTGCAGAGTCAACTGCATAAAACATATTATTTGACGGAGTATCTTTTACATGCCTTTCTCCTGCATTTACAGACATTTAAATAAAATCCTTTCTTTTCCGGTGTGAAAGCGTTCACGCCGGATTATTTGATTAACCGATGAACACAAGCGGCTCGACCCTATACGCGTTCGAAACGAAGCCGCTGCTGACGCCGCCACTGGAACTGACATGCCAAGTGCCACTCGCGTTGCCGCGAATAGCCGACCGCAAACGGACGGCCTGAGCAGAGCTATGATTTTCAACAGCATACTGTTTTAAAATTTCATAGGTTTGAGATTGCTGCCATTTTGTATCGGTTCCGTTTAATTGTTTCCAATATTCATGCGCTTCACCTTCACCACTAGCCTGAGGATTTATATACATTTGTTCGAGCGATATAAGACCTACTTTATCATATGTAATATCGGCTTCACCACCGTCATTCACAGTATTTGTATATGTTATATATTTAACTGGCTTAATGGACGCAATCAAAGAATCTGACATACCAGAAAGATATCCGGCTTTTTGTGTTAATTGATCCGGTGCAATATCCCAATCATCTTGTGCAGTCCACCATTGTCCTTTAGGCAATGAAGAATTTAGCCATTGACGTATAGCAGATGTTTTCCATCTATTCCATCCATAAGCCATTTCCTGAGTTGAATTAAGATTTCCAGTTCGTTGATTTAGTTTTTGAGTGCCAAGATTTGTTCCGTCAGCAGTAAATGTTGGAGTTACTGTTTCAAGAATAGTTTTTCCATCAGCAGAATATGCATATATTCTCCAATTTGATTTTGCTTGGTCTGGTGCGCCATAGCAACCTGCAATCTTTCCACCAACTGGCACATCTTCTGTAAGTGTGAACGATACTGTGTCACCTGCTAAAACATTGTTCCCCCATTTAGATTCGATTGTAAAATAATACGTTCCTGCTGAAAGCCCATCCGGACACCTTAGAAATGCTCTTTGATGTGAAAACTGTATTCCAAAAGGAGTGGCATATTTATTTTGCAACCACATACCGGGTATTTGTATTCCACCTTCGGTTTCAACAGTTTCATAATGATTAACTCGCCACGGGTTATCATATGAAGTGTTGTTGTTCTCAACATCTATCCACGGGTCTGATATTTCAGTACCTATTGGGTATTTATCAATATTACCTGTTCTTGCATCATTAACAATTTCTAACCATTCAACAGATTCTTCTAATGCAGATACTCTTGCTGATAAAGTATTTACATTTGTATTGATTGTGTCAATTGCTGAAGCTACAGTTTGAGTTGACCCTGCTAAATTTGTTGCAGTATTCTGAACTGTATAAACACCAAAATCCTGCATACTAACCTGATATCCTTCTAATAAGTCAATTCCAAGAAGTTTATCTGTAGACGTTATTTGTTCACTTGTTTTAATAGGTAATTCAGTTATATTCTGGTCTGCCATGTTTTTTCCTTTCTTTATTACTGAGATGTATATGTTTTAAATTTATAACCAGATCGAGTTGTTAAATATTTGCCACTTCTTGTTGTAAGGTATTCGTTAGAATATGTTACAAGTCTACCTATTACAGTTCCACCATATCCTAATTGAGATTTATTGACAGTACATGTCTTACCGTGTTCCAACAGCCTCTCACCATCTTCTGTGCGTATATACCAACTAAACCAAGCACTAGGCATAGTATCTGTAATATCATTACCTGCCTGATATACAACTGCACTAAAATATGCTGTCTGATGATCGTCTGACCATGTATACGGCGTTTGATACAATAATGAACCATTGGTCAAACCTACTAAATCGCTTTGTGTCTGTCCTAAACTAACTCTAAGCCCATCTATTCCAGTTGACACTTCTCCATACTTAGTATTAAGAGTTTGCGTAGCTTGTCTTATATTTTCAACATCTGACTGAATTTCATCTGCATCAGCAATAACTACAACTGAAATCGTATCTAAAGTATTTTCTCCTGTTTGAGAATCAGAAATTGAACACCTGATCGATTTAATTGACGGATCAACCGGAGAATAAGATTTAGTAGTTTCTGCTTTTTGTGATACATACACAGTGTTATATAGTATACCATCATTTGAAGTCTCGATTTTAAAATATCCGCTAAAATCAGTTGTTACATTTCCATTTGTTTTGATTGCAGAAAAAGTTACAGACGAAGGAGTTAATGCATTTGCATTATTTCTTTGTATTGCAAGTACAGAAGAAAGTAACTTGTAAGATGTTCCGACTTGACCATCAGGAGATTTACTAATAGAAAATCTCTTCTGTAAATGCGCTGCACCTGTGTTTAATTTTAACTTATTACCACTTCTAGTAGTATAGACATTTCCAGACCTCGATGTAAGAAAATTTAATCTCGCGCCATATGTTGAAAAGAAATCAACATATCCGTCCAT